CCATCTACTTTTGGAAAAGAATACTCTAATTCTGATAACCCTCAAAATGGAAAACTTCAGCTTCTTGGATCTAGTAGTGGTCAATTTGCAAAAGTAGATTATCAGCCACCAACAGAGTTAGGAGATCTTTATATTTTTCCATATGATATGAGACACTGCGTTTACCCTTTTAATGGCACAAAAGAAATTAGAAGAACTTTAGCTGCAAATTGTGATATTTGGCACGATCAAATTTTAGATAGAGGTATGGTATGATATTTACAGAACCAAGATGGAAATCTTATGTAGCTTTAACAAACGAACCTATTTTTACTCCAGAACAATGTAAAGACATTATTAAAGCAGGACGTGCGGAACCTAAACAAGTTGGTCAGATACAAAATAAAACAGGAAGCAATAATAACTTAGATACTTCTAAAAGAACTTCACATATTAGTTGGATTCCATTTAAGAAAATGATGCCTATGTACAAACAAATAGAAAAAATTATGCTAACTACAAACGTAGATCATTTTGGTTTTGATGGGGTTCAGATAACAGAACTTGCACAATACACAGAATATCCAGAGGGTGGTTTCTATGACTGGCACATGGACTCTGATGTTTCTTTTGAGTATGGACCTCCTGTTAGAAAAATATCAATGACTTGTTTATTATCTCCAGAACCAGAGTTTGAAGGTGGTGATTTAGAGATGATGGAAGAGGGTAAAATAATAAAATTAAAACAAGGACAAATTGTTTTTTTCTCATCTTTTTTAAAACACAGAGTAACACCTGTTACAAGGGGAAATAGAAAATCTTTGGTAATGTGGTTTGGTGGTCCACCATTAAGATGATTAGAGATTTACATTTTCCAACACCTATTTATACTTTTTATAATAGTGATAATTCTTTCAATCAAGAATTAGAAAAAAATATTTTACAATGGATGAAAGAAGATAAAGGAGTATCGAGAACAAATGTCAAAGGTTGGCATTCAACAACTGATATGCACCAAAAACCAGAGTATAAAAAACTAACTGAAGCTTTATTTGAAGCTCAATTTAAAATTTACAAAGAAGAGTATTTAGAATCAGAACCATACCTAGGCGGTATGTGGGCAAACGTAAATCCACCAGGAGGTATGAACAGAGCACATCAACACCCTAATTCTTTATGGTCAGGTGTTTATTATGTTAAGACACCTGAAAATTGTGGTAAGTTAATGTTGTATGACCCAAGAGATTGTGCTGCAATTGTTTTTCCAAGACAACAAAAAGGAAAGTTACCTAATAGATTATATAGAGAAATTTGGTACAAACCTGAAGCAGGCAAATGTATAATGTTTCCTTCTTGGTTAATGCATGCTGTAGACCCAAATGAATCTAATGAGTTAAGAATATCTGTGTCTTTTAATTTTACACAAAGTTGTATGATGGTATGATTGATTATTACGAAAATGTAGTGAGTGAAAAATTTATTGATCAAATAAATGAATATGTTGAATATAAAAAAAATAATTCTGGAGAATGGAGAACAAGTTTGTATTGGCCAGAAAATATTAAAAAAACATCTACAGTTGTTCCTATTCTTTCACTAGAACATATCCCTGATGTAAAAAATTATTTAAAAAAAATATATGCTAAGTTAATCCCTGAGACTGAGAACCTTGATATAAAAATAAGTTATTATTTATGGGGACCATTAAGTTATATTCCTTTTCACTGTGATGAAAAAAGATCAGTTACATCTACAATTTATTTAAATAAAACATGGGACGTAGATCATGGAGGATTTTTCATGTACATGCATGAAGGTAAGTATAATGCCATACCTCCAAAATATAACTCTTGTGTAATAACTACTAAAAATTTATTACACGGAACAACACTTACAACAACAGATGCACCATTTAGAAAAACTTTACAAATATTTTTTCATGAAAATACATAAAGATAAAATAATATTTAGAGACCCACACCTTAGAAGTGAAGAAGGACAAAAACTTCAAACTAAAAATAAGAAATGGCAAGAGTTAAAAAAAGACATAGAAAAAAATGGAATAATTAATCCTTTGATATGTGTGAAAAAAGACGATAAATATATACTCTGCATGGGAATGAGAAGATTTATTGCAGGTCTTGAATTAGGTATTGAAGAATATGAAATAGAAATTGTGCCTAATGATGAAATAGAAACTTTATTAAATGCTACTGTTAAATATAAAACTAAACATGAGAATGGAAAGGATCTATCTTTATGACATTTCAGACTAAAAAATATCAATTAATAAAAGGTGCACTATCTTACGAACTAGCTAATTTTTGTTATAATTATTTCTTGTTAAAGAGAGATGCTGTTAAATATATGTATGACAATAATCATTTATATGATGATGGAATATTTGGCACGTTTAATGATAGCCAAATACCAGGCACTTACTCTCATTACTGTGACTTTGTTATGGAAACACTATTAGTTAAAATGCTTCCCATTATGTCAAAAGAAACAAATTTAGATTTAATTCCAACATATTCATATGCAAGAATTTATAAAAAAGGTGATGTATTAAGAAGACATAAGGATAGACCAAGTTGTGAAGTATCTTGCACCTTAAATCTAGGAGGTCATCCTTGGCCTATATTTATAGACCCTACTGGATCAGATAGTGTAATAGATGAATTTAAAGAAATACATAAACCTAATGCTCCAAAAGGTGAACCAATACTGCTTGAAGTAGGAGATATGTTGGTATATAGTGGCTGTGATTTGGAGCATTGGAGAGAACCATTAGAAGGGGATAAATGTGGTCAAGTATTTTTGCACTACAACCACAAAAATGGACCCTTTGCTGAAAAAAATAAGTTTGATGGAAGACCAATGTTAGGTCTACCATCATTTGATAAATAGTATTATAATGGGGCCATATGTTACAAAAGATAGGTTTTCAACCAGGCATCAATAAACAAATTTCAGAAACTACTGCTGAAGGACAATGGGTAGATTGTGATAATGTTAGATTTAGGTACGGAACACCAGAAAAAATAGGTGGATGGAAGCAACTAGGAACAGATGATTTAACAGGAGCAGCCAGAGGTCTTCATCATTTTGTTAATAGTTTAGGTAGAAAATATGCAATCATAGGAACTAACAGAATTTTATATGCATACTCAGGTGGTGTATTTTATGACATACATCCTATTAAAACCACAACCACTCTTACAAGTGCATTTAGCACAACTAACGGATCACCAACAGTAACATTGACTTTTGGTAGCGCACATAACATAGCTGCTGGAGAAATTTTATTATTAGATAATTTTAGTACAATTACAAATTCTAATTATAGTGCTTCTGATTTTGATGACAAAAAATTTATGGTAACTTCTGTACCATCAACTACAACTTTAACTATAACAATGCCTA